TCCTCGCCCAAGGTCACGAACGTCGCCGATTTGGTCGAGGTGGTATAGGACATGCGCGCCGAACGCTGGCCTTCCGGGACCCAGCCCATCGCGTCATAGCCCGAGCCGATAATGGCGTTGACCGCGCGCCAGCTCGTCGCCGTGCCGGTGCCGCCGCCGACCCGCGCGATCGAATTCCGCAGCGGCGTCACGGTCGGGTAAAGATTTTTCGACGGCGCCTGCAGGTCGATGGCGGTGAGGCCGGTCGACAGTGTGATGCTCTTGGCGAGCTCGCCCGATTTGGCGAGCGCCTGTTTCATCAGGGCGAGCGTGTCCTGCGTGACATTACCGTTCATGGCAATCTCCGTTGGGGTTCGGTATCGGTTAGCGGGGGAGCGGGCGCGGAAAACGCAGCGCCAGCTTGGTCAGTTCGAGCGCGCTGCGGTCGGCGGGCAAACCCTGGAGGCGGGCGACGAAGTCTTCGATGGTCTCGCCGCCGCCGGCGCCGCCATCCTGTTCCTTGGAGACGGCGATCGCCTTCGCCATCGCGCGCGGCGGCATCGGTTGCGCCTCGAGCGCCTCGATGCGTTTCGCCAATTGCGCCAGCTGATCGCCCAGCGGCAGGAGCTTCGCCAGCTCATCGGCGCGCGCGTGCTTCGCCGGTTCGCCGGGACAATCGGCGCCAAGCTCGACCGCGACATCGTGCAGTCGTTGCACGCGGGTGAGATCGTCGCGGCTGTGCCGCGCGCCGATTTTTTCGACGTCGGTTGCCTTAAAGAGCTCGATCACCGCTTCGGGATTGGCGGGACGATCGACCAGGCTGATCTCGAGCAGATCGACGCCGGTGATGACGTGTTTCGCCTCGGGATCGCGCGCCGTCACGCGGCCGCCGATGGAAAAGCCCTTGTAGACGCCCTCGACCACCTTGTGCCATGCCTCGTCATCGACGATCTTGGCCGCGAGGTGCAGGCCCTTGTCGTCGAGCGCCGCTTGGTGCGCGACGCCGACCGCGGAGGGCTGATGCATCTCGCGAATATTGGCGAAGCGCATATAGTCGGGCAGGGCCGCCTCGATCGCTTCTTTCCGCACGATCTCGCCTTGGCTGTCGAGCATCTCGGTCGAGGCGTAGCCGAAGACGAGATGCTGGGTTTCGTCGATCTTGGCGATCGGCGCGAATAGTTTCATGACGATGTCCTCAAACGTTGCGAGGGTTTGCGATGATCTACCGGCACTTAGCCGCCGTTCTGCTGGCAACATTGCTGATCGCGCCGGCCTTCGCGGCCGAACCCCGTTGCGACAAAGCGGACACGCAAGCCGCACTCGATTTGTGCGCGGCGAAGGAACTCGACGCGGCGGACAAGGAATTGAGCCATGTCCGCAAGGCCTTGACCAAGGAGCTTAAGGACCCGACGGCAAGGACGGCGCTTCAAGGCGCCGAAACCGCCTGGGATCTCTACCGCGATGCCGAATGCAAATTTGAGGCGAGCGGCGTCGCCGGCGGCAGCGCCGAGCACATGGTCGTGGCTTATTGCCAGGCGCAGCGGACGCGAACCCGGATCAGAGTCCTGACGCGGATTCTCGACTGCAAGGAAGGCGACCTGACTTGCCCGTCGCTCACGCGCTGAGCCGCGCGGCGTAAAATCCGTTCAGGAACAGATCGCGCTCGGCGTGGCGGCGGTTCGCCAGGTCGCTGCTGACGATGAGCGCGCCGGCGACGCGAATCTTGTCCCAGGACAGAAGTTCGTCGGCGGCGGCGGGGAAATCGTCGGCATTCAGTTTTGCCGCCAATGTCGAACGCGCGAAATTGCCGACGCCGACATTGAAGGCGAAGGAAACGAGGGCATCGAATTCCGCTTGCGTGAGCGCGACGGAAACGCGGCGCACCGCCGCCTCGGCATGCGCCGTATCTTGTCCCAAAAGCGCACGCGCCGCGTCCCGGGTTACCCCGTCGGGATACTTTTCATCCGGCAGCAAGCGATGACCGTAGCCGATGGTCGGATGCCCCGCCGCGTCGGCATAGACGCTCGCGCGGTAGCCCTCTTGCGCGGCGATGAACGCCAGCCCCGCGGCGCTCAACGACATGCTTTCGTTCATGGCGCCGCCGCGATCCTCGGCAGCTCTCCGCCCGGCACCGGGTCGAGGCCGATCTCGGCGCGCACCTCGTTGACGCTCTTGATGCCGCCCGCGACATAGGTCTGCGCGACGCTCGCCGCGGTCGCGGGATCGGGCGCGCTGTCGTCGCGCCAGCGGAATTCGAGATCGCCGGCCCCGAACTCGGTGACGATGACGAAATCGACGAGCTGCTTGATCCAATTCTGGATCGGCGCCAACCCCTCGGCCAGCGCCGTCTGCTGTGCCGTCTCGGCGGTGGCGCGGTTCATCTGGTCGATGAAGGGTTGCGGCGAGATCGAAAAGGCGAAGCAGATCACCCGCGCCAGCCACTCGTCGTAATCGTTCTTGAGTTCGGCGTCTTTGGTGGGGATGAAGGTCTTGGCGACGCCGCCCGGCACGAACTTGGCGTGCCGGCGCTGCGCCAGGTTGCCCTCCAGGAGCGCGTCCCAGTATTGCTGGAATTCCTTGATCTGATTCGGCCCCCAACTCTCGGGTGTGCCGATCAGCGCCTCGGGCACGTTGCCCTCGGTATAGTAGCTGAGCTGGAACAGTTGCCGGCGCAGCGCGATGTTCACCGTCATCACGATCTGCTCCACCGGGGCGTAACCGTAGATGCGGTGGACGCGCAGATTGCGCGGCCGATAGAGCAGGTCGCGGGTGGTGAGGTCGGCCGCCGGCAGCCCATGCAGAATCTGTTGATAGGCCGGGTCGGGCGGCAGCGGCGTGCGGCCGTCGGCGTTGAGGAGCCGCTTCACCGTGGCGCCGTCGATCGGCTCCAGCGCGTAGGGCCGGCCGGCGCGGGTGCGGCGCAGATAGAGCGAAGGCGCGTCGATGACGAACAGATCCTCCAGCAATTGCCTGAGCCAGCCCGACCAGAAATTCACCCGGTCGGGCATGCGGAAAAATTCCTCGATCGCGGCGATGCGCGGGTCGGCGTCGCGCCGGGCCGGCTCGCCGCTGGGCAGGTCGCGGCGGCGGATGTTCCAATCGAGCCGCTCGATCCGGTCTTTGCGCGTCTCGATGACGGTGCGCAAAATATCGCAACTGTCGGCGAGCGCGCGCAATTGCGGGAACGAAATCGGCTCGTCGGCGCGCGGCCTGGTGTCGAGATTGTAGCCGACCGGATAATCGAACTGCCGGCCCGCGACCTCGGGCGGCGCCTGCGGCTGGAGCGGCTGGAACGGGCCGAACCAGGTCGAGGGCGTGACGCCGCTGATGATATAGCGCAAGCCGTCGCGCGCCCGCGCGATCAGTCCCGGCGCGATCGGTGTCGCGGTGCCGCCTTGTGGCATCAGCTTCCTCGTTGAGATTGAATGAGGCCGCGGTAGTAGTCGAGAATCCCGGTGCCGCCCGTCGCGATCATCAGGTCGGTGATCGCCCAGACCAACGCGTCGACGCGATCGGGCGAGGCGCGTCCGTCGCGGTCGCTCGCGCCCGTGAATTCGCACATCTGATCCTCGAGCGTCGGCAGGCGGCCGACATGATGGACGCGGCCCTGCTCATAGAGCGCCGCCACCGGCTCGGCCCGCACCGCCTTGCCGCGGCTGGCATGGACCGCGCGATAGCTTGCGTTCGGGTCGATCACCCGCAGCGTCGCCTCCACCATGTCGCCGCCATTGTTGACCTCGGCCACGATCCGGTCCGCCGCGTGGCTCTTATAGGCGGCGACGGCGCGGCGCGCCCATTCATGCGGCGCGAAGCGGCCGGAGAGATCGTCCAGCACATAGCCATGGCCGCTGCCGTCGATGCCGGCGACGACGATGCCCGTCTCGTCGGCGCCGTCGCCCGAACTTGCCGCCGGGTCGATCGCTACCACGATGCGGGTGAGGACAGGCGCCACGGCGACGCTGCCGCGCTCGATGGCGTCGCGCGACCACAGGGCGCCCGGCACATCCTCCAGCAACTCCGCCAGCAATTCCTGGCGGCCGAGCCGCGTGCCGCGATAGCGCTTGACGATGGCGTCGAGAAAGGCGGGCGCGAGATTGTCGGCGTTGTCGAAGGTGGCGCCGCGCGTAATCGCGACGGTCGGGTCCTTCACCAGCGCGCGGATGAGGCGGCCGGGCTTGGGCGTGGTGGTGACGACGCAGCGCGGGTCGCGGCCGAGCCGCAGCCCCAGCATCAGCATGTCCCAGCTCGCATCGTGCCGCCACACGGCGAGCTCGTCGCACCAGGCGGCATCGTGCTGCGGTCCGCGCAGCCGGTCCGGCTCCTCGGCGGAATAGGCGGTGGCGATGGCGCCGTTGGGCCAGGTCAAACGCCGTTTCGACGGCTCGTAACGCGGCCGGCGCGCGTCCGGCGCGATGGCGAGCAGGCCGCTCTCGCCCTCGATCATCACGTCGCGCGCATCGGCGGCGGTCGGCGCCACCAGGGCGATCCGGGTCGCCTTATCGGTCTCGGCCCGTTCGCGAATCCATTCGGCGCCGGCGCGGGTCTTGCCGAAGCCGCGCCCCGCCAGCAACAGCCAGATGCGCCAATCGCCCGCCGGCGCCTGCTGTTCCGGCCGCGGTATCCATCCCGGCATCAGGCTCTCGACATGTCGGCCCGGCAACAACTCGATCGCGCGCGCACGCTCCGACCGCGTCAAGGTCGCGAACAGCGCGCGCAGCGAGGCATCGTCGGCGAGAAGCGAGGCTTCATTCGACATGCTCTCCGCCTCGCCCGCAATTCAAGAGCCGATAGCCCCGCGGTTCCCGGTAAAGCCTGGTGCCTATGAAATTTCGGAACGGCCATTCCCGCGGCGCCATACCGGCGAACGCCGGTATCCAGGGGAAACATGGACCCCGGCTTCCGCCGGGGAAGCGCGAATTTTTATGAGGCAACGGAGATGTAGAATTTTCTGCACGCGGCAGGAAATCACCCCACCGGGATAAATGAGAATTGTCCCGAATAAAACCCCGGCGATGGCTTGCCGGGGCGGAATTCTCATGATGGCAAAACCCTAGCACATCGATCCGGATGGTAGTGGGTCAGTTTGGCATTTTGTACGCAAACTGCTGTCTCGCCCGATGACGTGACCCATGCCATATTCGGGGCATGGCAATCCACGCGTTTATAGTCCACGCCAAGAACCCAGACCCGGCCGATCCAAAGCCGTATAAGGGCTATTTCGTCGCCGCCAGTGACGACGATGAGGCTCGGCGTTTGATCCCGAAAGGCTATCGCATTGACGGCGTCGAGCGCTGCAATCCCATTACGGGAGCCGTGGTGCCCGCGCTGCTCGGGGTCATGGAAATTGCCGTGGCGGTTTATGAGCCATGACCACCAAGCGCCTCAAACGTCCCCGCGACCCGCTACAGCTTGCCAAGCTGATCGGCGACATTGCTACCGGCCAGGTCAAAGACGAAACCGAGGATACGCGAAACCAAGCTGCCGCAGAGCTAGGCAAAAGGGGTGGCGCGGCTCGGGCTGCATCCCTTTCCAAGAAGCGTCGCGCTGAAA